CTTACAATATCTTTTTTAAATAAAGATACCATTTGGGCATATTCGTTTGGTCTTCGGTTGCTATCGGTAGCATTTAAACCTTTACCATAAATTTGTTGGCTTACACCATTTATACAAGCCGAATTTGTAGGGCTTCCATTAAAACGGTCTATCAAAAACTGGAAATAATCATTATCAGCCCCATAGGAAATCCACGATTCGCCGTTTACTTCTTTTACTTCAGGGCTAGTATATGTACTTAATTGTAAAAAACTTGCTTCTTGCTTTTTGTTTTGCTTTACAAATTGACCCTTGTTATTTCTTTTTCTCATAATACTATATAGTCATTATTAAAACCATCATATTCTTGGTATACATCTTTGTTTATCTTATAAAAATAATTGGGGTCTGCTTGTATGTCTATTTTTTGTTCAGTACAAAATACTCTATCGCGATAAATCACATTTGTTTTTCCTACATCTGAATAAATGGTCATATCGTAAAAGTGACCCTCGGCCATATTTGAATAGGTGTCATTATATACATTATAGGTGTCGTTTACAATTTCAATATTACCAACACCAACAACCCTAGGTATCAGGGTATAATCTACCGATACATTTGTGCTATCATCACGAATAGTCATATATGCGTTTGTCACATATTCACGGGGTATGCATGTAAATTTATTTCCGGCTTGTGGTCTAAATATAATCATCACCTATATAACGTATAAAAATTACTAATTTGTAAAAACAAAAAAAAAGCACCCGATTAAGAGTGCTTTTAATTATAAGTAAATAATAAATTATGCCGTAGGGTCTATTGGGTTTGAGTCTGGTGTTATTACTACCGAAGATGCTAAGAAATACGGTGCCGTTTCTTCCATTCCCTCCATCACAATTGTGAATCCTGATAAATCACCGGCGGCTGCGCCAGTCTGAATTTGGCCACTCACCAATTCCATACCATTTTCTAAACCACATAAAAAGCGATTTGAATAGTAATCTTCAACTATAACGTATGGTCTTGCCACCGCTACGGTCTGAAGTTCTGCTTGTGTTAAAGCATCTAAATAAGTAAGTGTAAGGTTTAAAGTCTGGGTATAAAATGTCGTACCATTATCGCGACTTGACGTCACGGCTGTGTCTAATGATGATGTACCCTTGATGTCATACTCATACCAAGTTGGCGGTGTTGCCGCATCTGTAATTGCAGTTACTTCTTTTGTTGTTGGGTCTACCGTTATACTTCCAATAGTTCCAAAGTCTGCAAATAGTACTTTTTTAATACCACCAAAGGCACTTTTGCAAGGTAGTTTTCTACCCGTTGTTAATGAACAAGCCATATTTTTTTGTTTTATATAAAAAAAGGGTAAGTAGGCAAAACCCACCTACCCTAGTTTTTGATTAATTATTAAATTTAAGCGTATGAAACGATGTCATTAGTTCCAAATTGTACGGCCGCAGAAAAACGCATTACCATACGAATATTAGATGACCCATCTAAATCGCGCATGTCCAAAACTTTAACCTCATTTTGGCTATTCATCAAGCCGCAGCCGAAGTATAAATTTGACCTTTGCGCCGCATACATTTTGTCATCTGATAGTCCCGGTGAAACAAAAACTTTAACGCCGTTTATCATAAGTGAGCCGTTGTTAAACCAAGTTGTACCCATATTATTTACACCGTTGTTTGTCATACCGGTAGCGAAACCTCCCAATGCTTGAACATAAAGCTTCGCAGCTTTAGAAGAAACATATACAAAAAGGTCTTCTTTACCATATAGTGTATTAGGAATGGCCGCAACCACCTTGCTCATTTCTTCAATGATATTTACAGATGTTAAAGCAACACCGGCAATAGCTTGTGCCGCCGGAATTTCAGCCGCCGCAACCGCCGCAGCAATTAGTTTTTCAAAACCATCAAAAGAATTTACAGATGCCGCCGCAGTATCACCTCTCCAAATATTTTCTTCAGTTGACTGGGCAACCTCGGCCGCCACATGTGCAATTAGAAAATCTGAAAATGTCGGTGGTAAAGTAGTAGCAAGACCAAAGCCCATTTGCTGCGATTCCCAGTCCGATAGGAAATCATTTGAACACAAATTTAGGTTAACTTGTAGATTTTTTGGCTCAATTATACGCTCAGTAAGTGTGATTGTAGATGTTGGGTCAAAATCACATGTAGCGGTTTTTACTAAAGCATCGGTAGATAACTTTTTCAAAACTTCCTTAAAGCTGATGTTTGATTTAATTGTTAAACCGCCATCATCAATTGTGCTTGCGCTCAAAAGTGCTGCGGCAATATACGTACCAGAAAATTGTCCGGCATAGGTAGTCGTGATATTCGTAGCCGTGGCTAGGTTTACATTTCTTTTGCTTAAACCTACGTTTCTTTTATTCATTTTATTCATTTTTTATTGATTTAATTTGTTTATTACTCTATCTAGTGTTGTGTTAAATTTTCCTTTACCAAATTGCACTTGTTGTTTTTGTGTTTTGGTTTCTGGGTTGTGTCTTAATGGTTTTCTTGAAGCACTCATTTCTTCTTTTTTCTTGTTATCAGAATAAAGTTTTTTAAGTTCTTCAATTTCTTCTTTTACTTCTTCAATTACCGGTGCAATAACTTCAACAACCGCTTCAATGATTGCTTCAACTTCGGTTACTACTTCTTCAGGTACTTCAGTTACCACTTCTTCAAGATCTTCAGTTTCTTCTTTGGCCGGTACTTCATCAGATACTTCACGAACATCTGCAATTAAGCCCTCAGACTCAACTACTAATAAACGCCCATCTTCGAGTAAATATTCACCTACGGGCATTGCGATTTTTTCTTCATCACTTACAATGAAAATTTCACTATCTTTTTCAAATGATTCGGCGGTCACGATTGTGCCGTTTTCCAATTTCATTTCTTCAAGCTTCACTTCTATTTTTAAAAGCGTTCTTATTTGATTTAACATTTTTGTTTTTTCCATACTATTTATATAACGATTATTAATTATTTTTTTGCGTTTTTAAACTGTTCTTGTTATTACTCCTATGCCTTGGGCTTGCATAGAGCCATCGCAGCACTCACTTGAATAAGTTGCGGTGTCCCAACATAAACAACCCCTTTGACCGCCGGTAGGCGATGCGTGGCTAGGTATAAAGGTTTTATTTTTATTGTTTCTTTGCATTTAGTTTTTAAAATTTAGGCAATCTGTTTTTTTGGTCTTCAAAGCGTGCTTCCAAGCCATTAAGGTAATCTATTGCATCTGAATGGTCATACCATTCTGGGTATACATCAGCAACTTCAAGTCCTAATTCTTCAGCTTTTGTTAAAATTTCATCAAGCAATCTTTGGTCATTTGCCACATCACTTACTTGCAAATAGTTTTCGGTATTATTAACATAGACATCGTAAATTTCATTGTATAATTCCATCATTTGGTCAAATTTTTCATCAAACCATGTATCGGTTGTATAATCTAAAAGACCAACCATTTCATTTGTGTATTCGCTTGTATATTCAAATTCATCAACCAAACCCAATTCAACATTTTTCGATTTTAGGTTTGTTCTTGCCGCAGCTAGTTTACTATAAACTTTGTCTTTTGTTGTTTTCATTTTTATATATATATATTAATTATGCGTTTTTCCAAAAATCAGGCATTCCGGTATAACTTACAACTTCGCGGTATTTATCTTTTGCATCTTCATGTGTATCTAAACCAAATTGAACACTTGATTTAATTTCATCAAAACCATTTATAAGTTCGCCGGGGTCAATTCCTAATTCATTTGCTTTGCTTTCAAAATCTTCGACTTTTTCTTTTAATTCTTCGGTGTGATCTTTTAAATCGGTAGTTGTACCATTTATGATATAATCATCAAGGTTATATTTCATTCTAAATTCATCAAAGGCATCAATTATTTCATCACCCCATTCATAAGCTAAATAAGATGCTTCACTTAATGATTGGTATTGCGCTTCATATAAGTCTTCAATTTCTTGAATACTACTCAATTCTATTTTTTGCGATTTAAGGTCAACTTTATTTGTTGCCAGTTTATCGTATACTTTTTCTAATCTAGTTTTCATTTAAT